GAGAAGGAACGTCTCCTTGCGGATGCGAGAATCAAGACAGTCGAATACGTAACAGTGGACAAAGATGATGAATCCTTGTGATACCCCCGAGGTCGATGTCGTTGACATCTACCAGAACATAGCGCAGATTTTAGTCACCATCGTTGACCCGAACCAGTTCTGGGGCGTCGAGGGACGCGCGACAGGTAAGACCACAGGCATCGTCGCGCCGAGGACCCTGAGGGTAGCCGACGGAATGCCACGGGAGCAGTCCATCATATCCCACAAGTCCTTCGTCGCCCTGATGACGAATGTCATACCTTCCCTGCTCGGGGCATACCGCGCAGACGTCAAGCTTCCGGACGGTACCACCCGTCCACAGCTGACCGAAGGCATTGACTTCGTGGTCGGCCAGAAGGATCTTCCGAGGCATTTCCAGAAGCCGAGATATCCGGTGCTGGAACCGGAACGCTCCATAGCCTTCGCCAATGGCCATGTGCTCCGCGCTGTCGCGATAGACAGGGCTGATTCCATCGCCGGATCATCCGTGGTCCATGCCTTCCTCGAGGAGATGAAGTACTCGGATCCGGAGAAGCTGCGCTCAAGAGTGATCCCGGCCATCCGAACCTCCCGCATCGGTGCCGGTTCCGAGGCGCACAAGCACCACCTGCACGGGGGCATCACCGGAGTCTCGGACATGGGTCGTGTCTCCATCGGCGAATCCAACTGGTTCACGGAGTACGAGAAGCGCATGGATCCGCAGCTCATCGCAGACATCATATCACTTTCCCTTCACATCAACAAGGCACGCCTGAACCTGCAGAACGGTGCCAATCTTAAGCGTTCTGAATCCATCATAAGGAAATGGTCTCCGCTTCTGTCCGAGCTCCGGAAACAGGCTGTTCTCTATCAGAGGGTCAGCACCTTCATCAACCGAGACGTGCTCGGCTTCGACTTCTTCAAGACACAGCTCGAGACCCTGCAGATGTCAGAGTTCCTGTCCGCCATCTGTTCCATCGGCGACCGCAACCGTGACAACCTGTTCTTCGACCTGTGGGATGAGGAGAAGCACACCTATGAAGACAGTTACAGATACGAGGCACTCGACAAGCTGGTGCTGACTGACACCATGGTGGTCGATGCCAGCTATCTCAAGTATTACGACGCAAGTGACAAGATCCTGCTGGGCTATGACCCGGGCAACTTCGCCTCCATGGTGGTCGGACAGTTCAAGCCGAAGGAGAATACCCTGAGGATCCTGAAGGAATTCTTTGTATGCGCACCCGACGATATCGCTGAACTCGCCGCCAATTTCAACGCCTATTTCGGCCCGGCTGCCAGGAACAAACGAATCGACCTGTATTACGACCGCGCCGGCAACAAGAAGAATCAGAAGCGTCCGCACGAGACCGACGCGAGGGAGCTGAAGGCCGAACTTGAGAAATACGGCTGGAAGGTCCAGCTGAAGAACCTTGGCCAGAGGACTATCTTCTACTGGGAGCATTACAAGCTATGGAAACGTCTCCTTGCCGAGAACGAGAACAGGATCCCGCACATCAGGATTGACTCGAATGAATGCTCATACCTGGTCAGCGCGATGTACTGCTGCAAGAAGGTCCCCGGCTCGTCCATGCCGGAACTCGACAAGACACCGGAGAAGAAGGTACCGCTTAACATGCAGGCAGGACTGACCCCTCAGATACCTTCAGCAATGACATATCTGGTGTGGGGATTATTCGAAAAGTACTTCCCCGGACTCAGGAATTCATCGATTGCGGGGGCAAATTTGGCGGATCTGTAAGCGGATTGCAGCACCCTGCGTCATTTATCTTTTGCTCAAACCTTTGGGTTCCAGCGACATGAGCAAAAAATATAAGCAGCTTGACGGGAAAGTGCGGAAGATGTGCCCGGCGCCGCTGGTTTCTCGATCTGCATCGCAACCCTCGGAATGATGGAAATATGACAGGCGCCCGTCCTTTCCAGCCACCGGACGACTGCCTACCTTTGAACAAACGATACGACCATGGACATAATGAAAGGTGCCGTTGCATTACAACGTGCGGAGGACGTGACGAAGGCCGGAGGGACATTCAGCATATCGTTCTTCCCCTTCTCGAGAAGACAGCCTCCGACCGGCAACGTCGCCCTGAAGACATACGAGAACTGCAGGATGAGGAAGCCGCTCCCACATGAGAAGTGGGATATCGACGGCAAGAACTTCTTCCTGTTCCTCACTGAAGACAACCAGCCGAAGGCGTGCTACAGATCGCTGATCAGGTTCATGTCATTCAGTACAGACGGTAATAAATTAAAACAGATAAAATGGTATGAATAAATTCGGATACATGCACGGTGACGGTTATGCCTTCACCTACCAGATCGGCGAGACTCCTGTCATGTCCTCCGCTGCCAGCCCGCAGTCTTCTGGATCCGGAGCCGCTTCGGAGACCTTGAGTCCCCGCAGGATGGACAGGTACTTCGTCTGGCCGTGCGGAGCGGACAACCTGGACTTCAACACCTGCAAGACTCTCATCAAGGGAAACCGTCTGCTCCCTTCCCTCATTGAAAAGCAGATAGCCATCCTCTTCGGTACCGGACCGCAGCTCTACATCTCAACAATAGACAAGGACGGAAAGGTCACACGCCAGTATGTCAAGAACGAGAAGATCCAGAACTGGCTTGACAGCTGGAGAGAGAACGGCCTGCCGGATACGTTCGAGACATATCTGAACAAGTGCATAAGATCATATTACTATTCGGAAGGCATCTTCAGCAAGCTCCACCTCTCCCGTGCCCATGCTGCAGGGTTAAGGGGGCTTGCGGTACCGGTTGTCGGCCTCGAGCATGTCAGCGAGCTCAGATGCCGCATGGCCACGACCAAGGACATCAGCAGGACCCAGGATGTCGAGGACAGGGACTTCACACACATAATGGTCGGCAACTGGGAGAAGTCCTCAAACATATCGGAATTCAAGGTGTATCCAAGACTTGACTACACCAAGCCGCTGATGAAGCACTGTGCGATATCATACAGCAAGAACCCGAACCATGGCGAGGAGATCTATGCGACCAACAAGTTCTTCAAGGGAATCATGCAATGGATCCGTGGCTGTAACGCAACACCGGAATACATCAACAGCTTCCTTGAGAACTCACTGTCTGCCAGGCATCATGTCATCATCCCGAACGCATGGATCAAACAGAAGGAGGAGATGCTGCAGAACCTGTGCGACATGAACGCACAGCTGAAGGCGCAGGGAGCCAAGGAGAGCGACATGCACAAGGTCCGGGTCGGCGACAAGACTCTTGAGATAGGTGACACCTATACCGAAGACATCCTATCGCAGTACGTCCAGCTGGAGATCAGCAACCTCGCGAACTTCCTCTCCGGAAGAGGCAAGAACCAGGGCAAGATCTACACATCAAGGTCTTTCTACAACGACAACGGCGACCTTGAGTCATGGAAGATCGAGGAGATCCCGCAGAAATACAAGGAGTACATCGAGGCGCTCATCTCGTATGACAAGCGTGCAGACATGGTGCTTCTTTCCGCAAAGGGCATCGACAGCAGCATCAGCAACATCTCATCGGACGGGGTCATCTCCAAGTCAGGAGCCGACACGTATTACAACTACATGGTATATCTCACACAGCAGAGCATCCCTGAATCAGTGGTCTGTGCGGATCTGAACTACGCAATCCGCCTGAACTTCCCTCAGGAATATGCACAGGGCATAAGAATAGGCTTCTACCGTCCGAACGTGCAGCGCCAGGAGGAGATATCGCCATCAGACAGACTTTCAAACAAATCCGAGTTATGAAAACGACAGACATATTCAAGGATCTTGCGGAATTCAGGCAGTACGCGCCTGGAATAGGTGCCGACACGGAACTTGCACAGCTTGAGCCTCACATCAGGATGGTGACGATGGATATCTTCAAGCTCATCACCCATGAAGTATATATCGCGCTCCGGGAAGGCGCTTCGGAGGAAGGACTTGACCTTCTGAAGACAGCTGTAGCTGCCGGAACGCTATACAGGTATCAGATCTTCCTGACCGTCACCAAGGCAGGAACAGAAGCGGCGCTCTACAAGTACCAGCACGAAGAGCTCAAGCGCAACCACCTCGACATCTACTGGTCAGCTCTTGACGCCCTTCTGGAGTGGCTTGACGTGAATCCTGGAACAGGAAAGTTCGAGGAGTCGGCCATCTATAAGGACAGGCAGGATCTTCCGGTCAGCAGCGCATCCGAGTTTGACAAGTATTTCCAGATTGACCGCAGCGCATACTTCTTCAGCAGGGTACAGTATATCCTGAAAAGCATCTGGGGCAAGCTGAAGAAGAATGTTGATCAGGACAACAGCCAGATGATGGAACTGGCCAAGAGCGCTCTCTGCTACCGTACCATGGCCAAGGTCGTGATGACCTTCGACGTAACCGAATGGCCGAAATGTATCCGCTATGACTTCAACCACGAGTTCACCTCCGGCGCGGACATCCAGGACCGCAAGATCCTGGCGAACCAGTTCAACAGCGAGGCCGAAGACATCGAGGCCATGATCGACCAGCTGCTCCGGGCCCAGAACAGGGCAGGTCTCCAGCAGAACCACAACAAGGAATCCGAGAAGCACTTCACAATGCTATGATAACAGTCAAGCTCAAGAACCGGCATGAGGTACCTTCCCGATGGTCGGATTTCACGACCGACCATCGGGAGAGGTTCATCAGCCTGTGCAGCCACATGGAGGACTTCGAAAAGGGCCTCATCACTTTCGGGCAGTTCAAGGTCCTGATCGTCTTCGCACTCCTGGGCGCGGATCCGGAAAGCATAAGGGTACCGGGAAAGAAGGCCGACAGTCTGTATGAGAACATATTCAGGATCTCCGAACTGCTGGATTTCCCATACATGCTTCAGGACAACGATGACGGCACGATGACCGCCTACATCCGGATATCCCTTTCCCGCAACCTGATGGGAGGGTACAGCTTTGAGGTATCCCCTGCCGGGCTTGTGGAATGCAGCCTGAAGGCGGAACAGTATGTCGATGCACTGTCGCTGATGGATCTGTATTCGCAGACCCGCTCCGATGAAGCGCTGACGAAGCTGTGCGAATCTCTGGACGGAACGTCAGAGGGTCTCTCAAGAAAGGAGATGGTGGCCATATACTACAACTTCCGCGGTATCCTTGACTGGATCCAGAAGCTTCCGCAGTATTCCATCCTCTTCTGTAGATCTTCCAGACGCAAGGGAGGAGAGTCACCGTTGGGTCTCTCAAGTTCCATCTTTGCGCTGTCGAAATCCGGCTATGGAACATTGAAGGAAATTCAAGATCTTGACGTTTTCACCTATCTCGCCGCCCTGGTGCAGATGAGCATCGAAAGTATCAGGCAGCTGGCGGCAGCCGGACTCAAGCCCGAACAAATTGCAGACAAGTTGAACATTCCCGTGTCGGAGGTGCTCCCGCACGTGACAGAAATTGACGATTATGAGCATTCTATCTGACATATTCCTGTATTTCGCACAGTTCCTTACTCCGGAGGCTCTGGAAGCGGCATTCAGACTCCCATCCGGAGATAGGCACCAGCAGCTGCTCGAGCAGGCAGGGCAACAGCCTGCAGATCGCCAGGATCCGCGCATCAAGGACTTCATTTTTTCAATCAGCAGGGAAAGCGTCCAGAAAAGGATCGACAACATCAAAGGTATATATCTCTTCGTTGAGTACTCCGCCGTCTCTTCCAAGATTGATTCCGTAGATGTCAAGACCGATTCGTTCCGCGTCGGCGTGACTGTCGCATGCCCTCGCTCTCAAGACCAGGACAATGCCACCGAGATGATCTGGCAGGACGAGATGCTGGATATCATATCCACCATCCGCAGGCATATGAGAGATGACCTTGACACCGCGAGATCCGTATGGTGGATGCGCTTCCCTACTACCCTGCAGGCATTCGTTGCACCGGCACTCGGCAACTCTATGGGATGGACCATGGAATTCGACATACAGGGTATTGATATCGTATAACACTTCAAACTATGAATACTTCAGAGATAATCACCACACTCAGGGCCTACAATCCCACCGTCCGCAAGCTCGCCGGCATTGTGATCCATTGCTCCGCCACCAAGGAAGGCAAGGATTTCGGTGCTGCCGACATCAACCGCTGGCACAAGGAGAGAGGATTCAACGGCATCGGGTATCATTTCGTCATCAGGCTTGACGGCACCATTGAAGCCGGCCGGCAGCTGGAGCTTGCCGGTGCGCACACTACCGGGCACAACAAGACCACCATCGGCATCTGCTATATCGGCGGGCTCGATGCCTCCGGAAAGGCGAAGGATACCAGAACCGACGCCCAAAAGAAGGCGCTCCGCTGGCTCATCACGGCCATCAAGACCCATCTTCCGTATGGGCTTGGCCTTACTGTCAAGGGGCACAGGGATTACTCCCCGGACAAGAACGGGAACGGTGTCATCGACAAGT